TTATTTTACAACTCCGATGTTCTTGACCGGAAAGAGCGTGAAGTATACCCGGCCCATGATATAGCGCGTATCAACGCAGCCGAGGCGCGCGTCGCGGCTGTCGGTAGAGGCGTTGCGGTTGTCGCCCATGACGAACACGCAGCCCTCCGGCACCGTGATCTTCCCCTCGAAATTCTCGCGGTCGTGCACGGGCTCATTGACATACGGCTCGTCGAGCGCCTTGCCGTCGACGTAGACCACGCCGTCGTCAAAGTCGATGTCCACGGTCTGTCCCTCCGTTGCGATAATGCGCTTGACGATGGGTTCTTGCATGAGCGTCTGCTTGCGCAGGACGACGACGTCCCCCTGCTTCGGATGATAGAACAGGTTGGAGATGACGACCTTGTCGCTCTGCTCGAGCGTCGGCACCATGGAGTGGCCGACGACATTGACCATGCGCACTGCAAACACAAACAGCAGCACGCAGAACACCAGCGCGAAGATGATGCACTGGATCCAATCGTATACTTCGGCGCGGCTCTTGGCGCCGCTCGGATTCTTGCTGTCCATTTTCAAAACCTCGGTGTAAAAAATTCGTAAATTACATTATACACGCTCAGACCCATTTTCGGCAACTAAAATTGTGTGAATTCTTTTCCGGTGTGCCGTTTATCATTAAGTGCGAAAGAGCTACTAAGCTCCGACGCACTTATTTTTTTATGCAGAAACGGAGGCGAGACAATGAAATACGAGTGTTTGAAGCTCGAGGAGCGGCGGATTATCGAGGCTATGTACGCCGAGGGCGCAAAGCCGGACGAAATCGCAAAGCGCGTCGGCAAGTGTCGAGCGACTATTTACCGCGAGCTCGAGCGGGGCAAGACCGGCGAAACGGACTCTCGCTTTCGGCAAGGGTATAGCGCGGCGGTAGCGGAGGCTCGCGTCAATCGGTCGTACCGAAATAGAGGCCGTCGGAAAGCGGCTCAATAAAAAAGGAGGTTACTCATACCATGAACGAAAAAACACTCACGGCGGAACAATGCTCCAAGCTCTCGCTCTACATCCTTATGACGACCAAGACCCGCGAGGGTGAGGCGGCGACATGGGAAAAGCTCGCAGAGGAAAAGAAAGAGGACGGCTCCCCGAAATATATCCACGCCGCCGACAACGCGCAGTTTTGGAGAGAGCTCGACGCAGACCTCCGCGAAATACTGCGGGCTTTGGAGGCGTGAGCATGGACAACTTTCAGAGTATCACGGCGAGCCCGGAGGCGCTCGCGGCGTTCCTCGGCTCTATCCCGGCAATAGAAACGCCGTGGGACGAGGCTTTTCACCGGCTCTGTTGCTCCTCGTGCTCGGCGGCGGACTGCGACGATTGCCGCCGCTCGGAGCGGGATAACCCGCTTTGGTGGCTCGGCCTCCCGGCGGCGGAGGTAGAGAAATGAACAATCTCGAAAAATGGCTTATCTCCATAGAGCCGGAAAAGGTTATCGAGGAAATCCGAAAGAGAGCTTGCTCGGAGTGTCCGGCGGCGGAATACTGCAAAAACTCGCCGTTGAACTTTTGCACGGAAGTTCTCTATGCGTGGGCGAAAGAGGAGGCGCTATAAATGGACATGGATTTAGAGCAAAAGGCCATTATGCGGCTCCGCGAGGCGGCAGACACGTCCGAACGCTTTTACAAAGCCCCGCTCATTGTGACGACCAGCGGCGGAAAAGATAGCTCCGTTTGCGTGGCGCTCGCAGAAAAGGCCGGTATCGACTTCGAGGTTATGCACAATCACACGACCGTAGACGCGCCGGAGACGGTCTATTTCATCCGCCGCGAGTTTAAGCGGCTCGAGGAGAAAGGCGTAAAATGCACGGTCAATTATCCGCACTACAAGGGCGAGCGGGTGACTATGTGGAGCCTCATTCCGCAAAAGCTCATGCCTCCGACGCGGCTCGTCCGCTATTGTTGCTCCATTCTCAAGGAGCGCGGCGGCCAAGGCCGTTACATAACGACGGGCGTTCGATGGGCTGAAAGCGCCGCGAGAAAGAAAAACCGGGGCATTTTCGAGAACGGACACTCTAACCCGGAGAAAAGAGTCATTCTCAACAACGACAACGACGACCGGCGGCGACTCTTTGAAACGTGCATGAGACAGCACAAAGCCGTATGCAATCCCATTATTGATTGGTCGGACGCGGACGTATGGGACTATATCGAGTCCGAAAAAATCCCGGTCAATCCGCTTTACGAGTGCGGCTTTTCCCGTGTCGGGTGCGTCGGGTGTCCTATGGCGGGTACGCAAGGCAGACAAAAGGAGTTTAGCCGCTATCCGAAATACCAAGACGCATATATCCGCGCTTTCGACAAGATGCTCGAGGAGCGGAAACGCCGAGGGAAGATGCAAGGCACATGGAGAGCGGGAACGACAGGCCGCGACATTTTCCATTGGTGGATGGAGGACGGGGTGCTCCCCGGACAAATGGAGTTCGACGACCTCTTATTAGAGGAGGACGAGGAATGGTAGGCGCTGACTTTACCCGCACTTGCGAAGGGTGCGAGCACGTCGTAGCGGAGCCGTGGTCGAAAGACACGCTCTCCTATCGGTGCTTTGCTCCCGGCAGATGCAAGGGGCGTGTCGTCGGCGTGAAACGCTTTGACCCGTATATCCCGGCATGGTGTCCCAAATTATCGAAAAATGGAGGAGTGAAACAATGAGCGAAACGAGTTCGAGAGTCCGGCTTATGGCAAACTTGCAAGCCGCCGTCGCGGAGGCCGTCTCCGGCACAATGGAGGAGCGCGGGCGCGGCTTCGCCTCTGACCGTGAGGCATGGGCAGAGTTAAAAGAGTGCATCGAGCGCACAAAGCAGATGCACACCGACATTGAAAAAGTCCACAAGGAAATGTGGAGCGCGGTCAAGGACAGGAACGAGGACGCTTTCGCCGCGCTCTCGCAGGAGTTCGAGCGGAGTTCCCGTATTCTCGCCGAGGAGTGGGCGCAAACGTCCGCCATCGCAAAAATCGCCGTTATCAGCGAGTCGAACGATTGAGGAGGTCGCACAAATGAAAAAGCTCTATTCTAAAAAGCTCGGCGGCGAGGCGTTCGCCCTCGACGCGGCGCAACTGGACATTCTGAAAAAGGCCGGTTATACCGTGCCGAGCCCCGAGGAGGTTATCGCGGACGCGGCGGCGGTCAAAATCGAGCCGCCGGAGGGCGCTCGGGCGTATGCCGTCTTTGATTTCAAGACCGGCGCTTTCGCCGTCCGTACTCGGACGCAGACTCTCACCGATAACGAGGTCGGCGGCTTCGTCGGCGAGGTCGTCTCGGCGGCTATCTTGAGTAATTTCGTCGAGCGGGCAGACCCGGACAGGCCGAAAGAAGCGACTCCGGCGACGGCCTCTCCCCTCGTGAATACGCTCCGAGCCGCTTTCCTCCGCGCGGCGAGCGATAAGGCTCCGGCGGCGGACAAGCCCACGGAGGCGGCAGACACGCCGGAGGTCGTCGAATGATTAAGCTCGGCGACCGCATCACGGTAAAGCCCGCGACGTTCGACGTTCCGGGCAAAGACGGAAAGCCGAAAGGAGTTCCCGGGACGGTCGTATATATCCATCCTGCCGGGCGATATTGTGTCCTCGAGTTCGAGGTAGGCAGACGGGAGCCGACGACCATCCGAGAGAGCTTTCAGCTTATCGACGGGAGGGTAGCAGAATGAAGCACGAGCAATCAGCACCGGCGGGATACCGCCCGCGCTTTGCCGGGACGATGAAATTATACCTCGTCCGTCACAAGGAATACGGCGAGCTCACCGTAAACGGCGTGAACAAATACGAGGCAGTACACGCCGCCGCCCGTGCGTGGGGCGTTCGGTGGACGGCAATCGCCCGAGAGTGCGAGTATATCGTGCTCGCCGAGGATACGCCGGAGGCCGGTAAGCCATGACAAGGCAGGAGCGGCGGAAACGCCGCAGACAGCGCCGCCGGATGCAAGCCGGTATCCTCCTCTCGCTCGTCCTCGTGCTGGGGCTCATTATCGCGCTCCGGGCGGGCAAGGAACGGGAGACGCTCGAGCCGGAAATCCCGCTCGCGGCGGAACGGCAAAAGCTGACGTACATAGCACCGGCTCCGGCCTTGCCGGAGACAGCGGCGGAGGAAACGCCGGAGGAGCCCGAGGAGCCGCCGGTAGAGCCGGAGCCCGAGAACAGATACGCGGAGCTCCATTTCAGCGACGAGGACGTTTATATCCTTGCTTGCCTCGTCTACCACGAGGCGCGCGGCGAGAGCTTCGAGGGACAAGTCGCCGTCGTCGAGGTCGTTCTAAAC